TTTAAGTGCAGGTTTATTTAAAGGAGTGTATGATAAAGCAAGTGATAAAAATAAAGAAAAAATTAACAAAATGAACGAAAAACAATTATATGTATTTATGACTAAATTGTGGAGTAAGTTTGGTAAACAAGTAAAATTATCATAAAAATTTTAATATTTGATATTTATTAATAAGTAACGTAACAAGGAAAATTATGGCAAAACAAATTAAACTAAAAGACTTATTGAAAGAACATTCATTCTCATTAGCAGGTGGTGTTATTTCTAAACCAGCATTCCACACAGATATGTCTTTATCCAATATGGTTAAAGAAAAGTATGGTGATGTGAGTGAACAACCAAAAATTAATTCTAAACAAATTCTATCAAAAATACAAGAATTTGGTAAAGTAGGAGATTCTATTTATAAATCTGGTGATTTAAAAGAAACAGCAAAAACACTTTCAGATATTGCTAACTCAGCTAAAGTTCATACACTAAGAGAAACAGAAGATTGGTTTGATAAAATTACTGTAAATCGTAATATGAAAGAATTAACAAATTTATCAAAAAACTTTAATAAATTATCTAACGAAGCATCATCAGTTCAACAAAGGTTAGAAGCATTATATGAAGATATGGGTAATGTTCTAAGTCGTTACTATGAATTAAACGAAACACACGACTACGGACACGAATCAGATGATAGTGAAACACCTGAAATAGAAACAGGTGAAGAAAATCCTTATCAAGAACCTGAACAAAATGATATCACAGAAGAAGATACAAAATATGCAAAATTCTTTAGTGGTGCATTAAAAAAGTTTGGGGTAAGTTCACCAGCAGAACTAGGTGATAAGAAAAAAGAATTCTTCAACTATGTAGATAAGAATTACGCAGCAGAAAACGAAACAGATTAAGAGGTTAAAATGTTAAAGGTTACAGTTAGAGATAACAAAATAGAATTCGCTCTAAGAAAACTCAAGAAAAAAGTAAAAGACTCAGGTTTAATGATAGAACTACGCGAAAGAGAGTTCTACACCAAACCATCATTTAAAAAACGAGAGATGAGAAAACGAGCAAAAATAAATAATAGAAAATTATCAAATAATCAGTAAAAAAAGACTAATTTTTTCATAATTTTATATTTATATGTAAACACAATATCGGTCAATCGACCAGTTCATATATTGTAATTAATCACACTATATTATAGTTCCCAATAACTATATTGATTCCAATGGAGAAATAAAATGGATGACATACTAAAAGAAGCAATCGCTGATGCTAAAGCACTACGTGCAACCGCATTAGAGAATGCTAAAATAGCTCTTGAGGAAGCGTTCACACCACGTTTAAAATCTATGCTATCACAAAAAATTCAATCAGAAGTTGAAGACAGTGATACAGAAGGTGAAGTAGGAAGTGGAGATGGACATATGGCAGCTGAAGACGAACACGAAGTCGAAGAAAGAATGCACGGAGAGGACGAAGACGAACTTGAAGAACGCATGAAAGATGAAGACGAAGAAGAAGTCAAAGAAGGCGAACATATGGAAGACGAAACAGAAGACGAAGACGAAGTAAAAGAAGGTGAACATATGGAAGATGAAGAAATGGAAGATGATTCTAAAGTTTCTGAAGACGAACATATGGAAGATGAAGGCGAACATATGGAAGATGAAGAAGATGAACTTGACTTAGAGTCAGTCATTAGAGAACTTGAAGAAGAACTCGATTCATCAGACATAGGTGATGCTGACAACAAAGAACCTGGATACGCTGGTGATTCATCAGATATCGGAGCACAAGGACCAGAAGGTGAAGGTGCAGACGAGGAAGGCGGAAAAGAAAATTCTGAAGACGAAGTAGTCAAAGAACCAGTAACAGAAGCTGAACACGACGATAAAGATGAGGACGAAGATATCGACCTTGAAGAAGTAATCAAAGCTCTTTCTGAAGAAGAAGGAATGGAAGATGAAGAAGAGGAAGATAAAGTGGACGAAATGAAAACACAACTTAAAGAATACAAAGATACAATTGGTTTCCTTCGTGAGAAATTAAACGAAGTTAATCTAATGAACGCTAAACTATTGTTTACAAACAAATTGTTTAGAGGATTTGGTTTAAATAATAACCAAAAACTTTCAGTTGTCGAACAGTTCGACCGCACTCAAAACTTGAGAGAAATCAAATTAGTTTACGCTACATTAGCAGAATCTTTTAAAGGTAATGGTAATAAGAGAGTAAACGAAAGTAAAGGTCAAGCTTCTAAAGCTGTTGCATCTACTGAACCTAAGAAAGAAGTTCTTTCTGAAGGACAAGAAATGCAAAACAGATTTAAGAAATTGGCAAATTTAATTTAAACAAAAATCGGAGAGAATAATGTCAGATATAAATAACATTAGTCAGTTACTTGATGGTAACAATCCACACAAACAATTGCTTGAACAAACAAGACAATTGACTGAAAAATGGGAACCAACTGGTCTATTAGAAGGTATGGGTTCTGAAACTAAAAGAAGTGGTATGGCAGTCTTGCTTGAAAACCAAGCAAATCAACTTGTCACAGAAGCTTCTCAAGTAGGGACAGGCTCAAACACAGAACAATGGTCAGGTGTTGCTTTACCATTAGTTCGTAGAATATTTGGTGAGTTAGCTGCACAAGACTTTGTGTCAGTACAACCAATGAATTTACCATCAGGTCTAATTTTCTATCTCGATTTCAGATATGGTACAGACCAACCTAACTTTGACGAAAATACAAACGTTCACGGTGTAACATCAGCTTCTGGTGACGCAACTGAAGGTTTATATGGAGCAGGTAAGTTTGGTTATTCAATTAACGATACAACATTAGACATTGATAGTGGTTCTTATTCAACATCATCAGTAAACTTTAGTGATGTAGACTTTGAACCATCATTAACAGCATCATTTGGAGACCTGAGACAGATTATTATCGCTAAATCAGTTCTATCAGGTGTTGATGAAGATGGTGTTAGAGCATTTGAACTATCAGGTTCAGCTGGAGCGGACTTAACAGCTCAATATCCAGCTTATAATGCTGTAACAGGTTCAAACATCAGATTTATCGTTGACCCAGCAGCTGCAACATTGTATGAAGATTCTACAAAATTGCGTATTAGATACCACAAAGCACCAACAGATACAACTAGAGGTGACTTTGAGGCTACCGCAAGTGGAACTTCAGCAGAGTCAGATGCCGGAATACCAGAAATCGATATAGCATTAAGAAGTATCGCTATCGTAGCGAAAACTCGTAAGTTAAAAGCAGTTTGGACTCCTGAACTAGCTCAAGACTTGAACGCTTACCATTCAGTTGATGCTGAAGCAGAACTAACATCACTATTAAGTGAGTACATTTCAATGGAAATTGATTTAGAAATACTTGATATGTTGTTAAGTGGAGCTTCCGCTAAGACAGAAAGATGGTCAGCATTCGTTGGTCGTGAGTTCGACAGTGGTCTATTTAAAAACACTGCTACTAACGCAAGTGCTTACACAAAAGGTGAATGGTTCCAAACACTTGGAAACAAGATACAATCAGTATCTAACGCTATCCACCAAAAAACTCTAAGAGGAGGAGCTAACTTTATAGTAATCTCACCTGAAACTGCAACAATCCTAGAATCTATTCCAGGATATGCAACAACTTCAGATGGTGCTGTAGATAGTTCTTACGCAATGGGTGTTCAAAAAGTTGGTCTATTAAACAATAGATTCAATGTATACAAGAACCCTTATATGCAAGAAAATCAAATCCTTGTTGGATTTAGAGGTTCAAACTTCTTAGAAACTGGTGCTGTGTATTCACCATATGTGCCGTTAATTATGACACCACTTGTTTACGACCCAACTAACTTCACACCTAGAAAAGGCGTGATGACCAGATACGCTAAGAAAATGGTCAGAAGCGAATTCTATGGTAAAGTTATCGTTGCAGATGTAGACAAAGTGTAATAAATAACATTACAGAAGTCGAGTAGTTAATTTTTAATTAACAACTAAGAAAAACCCCCAGTTCGCTGGGGGTTTTTTGTTTGTTATAATAGTGGTTTTTATAAGTTTCTTATATTTATTTATAGAATATTTAACGGAGAAAAATATATGGCTCAAGAACCAATATGGCCTGGTTCAGGTTCAGCAGTTAGTGGTAATACCCCGTTTGGGTTTTACGATACAGATTCAGAGTTTCAAAGTGAAGCTCCAAAGTTTGCAGACTGGTGTTCAAAACGATTAGGTTATCCACTAATGAATGTGGAATTACAAGATAAACAATTTTACGCTTGTTTAGAAGAAAGTGTGTCTGAATATAGTGCTCAAATAAATCAATTTAATATTAAAGACAATTTATTATCACTACAAGGACAACCAACATCATCAAATTTAACTCACAAGAGAGTAACACCCAACTTAGGTAGAAGTGTATTCTTATCACAAGCTTACGGAACAGAAGCCGGAGTTGGTGGATTAGTTGAGGTAAAATCAGGTTCAGTAGACGTGGTTAGTGGTTCACAAACTTATGATATAAATGCTCTATGGGCAGAAGTAAGTGAAAGTGGTAACGCAATAGAACTACAAAGGGTGTTTTATGAAGAAACACCAGCAGTCCAAAGATATTTTGACCCTTATGCGGGAACTGGAGGTGGTTCAATGAATTTACTAGACCAATTTGGATTTGGTAGTTATTCACCAGCAGTTACATTTTTAATGATGCCAGTTTACGCAGATATGTTGAGAGTACAAGCTATTGAGTTAAATGACCAAATCAGAAAATCAGCATATACATTTCAATTAAGAAATAACAAATTAAGAATATTCCCAAGACCAGAATCATCTTACAAATTACACTTCGAATACGTAGTTCGTTCAGAAAGAGATGATGCTTTAATAACAGAATATTCAGGAAGTTCAGATGTAATTTCCGACTTTTCCAATGTACCCTACGATAATATGAAATTTACACATATTAATGATGTAGGAAAACAATGGATAAGAAAATATGGATTAGCACTAACAAAAGAATTGTTGGGTATAGTAAGAAGTAAATATGGTTCTATCCCAATACCTGGTGCTGAGACAAACTTGGACGGTGACACATTGAGGTCAGAAGCGTCAGCCGAAAAAGAAACTCTTGTTACACAACTCAGAGAAATACTTGAACAATCTTCTCGTAGAGCACTTATGGAAGCAGACAAGGATGAGTCAGAGTTCCTACAAGAAAAACTTAAAAAAGTCCCATATCCAATCTACATAGGTTAGGAGTGAGTGATGGCCAACCCACGATTTTTCGGAAAAAAAGATTTAGACACATTTGATAGAGTTAATAAAGAACTCATCGGTGATTTAAATAATGCGAATAGTGGAATAATTGACCAGACTGTAATTGTTTACAAAATATCAGCAAACAATACGGAAACTAATATGTATGGTGAAACATCAAACGGAAAAGTATTCAGACCAGGTGTCGAATTAGCTTGTTTGGTTGAAGCAGAAGATATGGCATATAATACAGATGAATTTGGACCAGATTTAAGACAATCAGGAACATTCTCATTTGTAAGACAATCTCTAAGAGATGTAAGTTTAGTATTGGAAATAGGGGACGTTATCGAGTGGTTTACCGCTTATTGGGAAATTACTAATGTAAATGAAAACCAATTAGTAGGTGGACAATATAAACAACTCGATGGACAACATATTCATTCAGTAATTTGTGGTGCTAACTTGTTAAGACGAAGTAATCTTAACATCGAAGAAGTGAGAAGTATTTAATGGAACGAAGTAAAACTTTACCAAGAAAAGAAGAAATATTAACAACACAGACTAATTTTAACAGAGGATTCGATACCACTCGTAAAGATGATAATGTAAAAAACTATTCGGTTGGTTTATTGGATATTGATGCCGCAGTGATGTATTACTTTAGAGATGTAATTAAACCTGAAGTGGTGGACAATGGTCAAGTGGTTAAAGTTCCTATTTATTATGCAAATCCAGAAAGGTGGAAATCAATATCAAAACTTGGATATCTAAGAGATGTCAAAGGACAATTTATTACACCACTATTAATTTTCAAAAGAACATCGGTATCGAGAGAATCAAACAACGCATTTCTAACACCTTCATTACAACCAGCAACAGAAGGTTCTAATTATACATTTAAAAAGAAATTTTCAAAAGAAAACAGATTTACACAGACTTCCACATTATTTGAAAATGATGAACCATTAGAAGAAGTTTATAACGTAACTATTCCAAGTTATGTTACGATAAATTATAATTGTATTGTTTTTACACCATACATTGACCAAATGAATAAAATTATTGAAAAAATTAGTTGGTCAAAAAATTCTTATTGGGGAGAACCTGATAAATTTAAATTCAAAGCTGGTATATCATCATTTACAGACGCTTCAGAGTTTGAGGGGGAAAGAATTATTAAAACTACATTTGATTTAAGTATGAAAGGATATTTATTACCAGAATCATTTAATAGTATAGTTAATACACAAAAAGAATATTCAGATAGAATCGGATTGGAATTAGGAGTTGAATAATGGCCAATAGAACAAAACCATTACCAAAAACAGAACGAAGACTACAAGGTAGAGAACTCAACAGAGGACTACAACGGGGTAGAGGTTCTGAAACAAACCAAAGAAAGGACAATGTAAAAAATGTTTCTATTGGTTTGATGGATGTTGATGCGGCTATTATGTATTATTTCAATGAAGTTATTAAACCAACGAGTGTTATAAACGGACAAAAAGTAAAAGTTCCTATTTATTATGCTAACGCCGAAAGATGGAATTCAATACAAAAACAAGGATATGTTCGTGATGTTAAAGGTCAACTAGTTACACCATTAATTGTATTTCGTAGAGTTTCAATGGAAGCTAACGAAACAATGCCGGTTGATAAGTTAGATGCTAACGACCCAAAACAATTTTATACATTTGAGAAAAAATACTCACAAAATCAAAGATATGATAGATTTTCAGTTGTTCAAGGATTATTAAATTCAAAAGAATATTACACAACAGCTGTTCCAGATTATATGAATTTAAATTACGAAGCAATAATTTGGACACCTTATATTGAAGAAATGAATACAATTATTGAACAGATAAACTTTTCTGAAGGAGCATATTGGGGTGAACCAAATAAATTTAAATTTTTATCATCAATAGATTCGTTCGAGGATGCAACTGAAATGGATGATAACGAGAGAATTATCAAAACAAATTTCAATATGAGTTTTAAAGGATATTTAATTCCAGAAGCATTTAATGAATTTATAAACACACAAAGATTTTTCTCACCAAAACAAGTGGTTGTTAATGACGAGAGTGGTATAAGTATTTCATCAGTATTTTCACCAGATAGTAGAGCAGAAACCGTAAGAATATTTTCAACAAGTAATTCTTCTCTACCAAGTGGATTAGGAAGTGCAACAGATTTTATTAGAGGAAAATCAACGGGGGTTGGTAATCAAGCACAAGACTTAGAATTTACAAATACTTTCGGTGGTGAAACCTATTATATAATGAGGGGTATTGGAGAACCAACTTCTTCGAGAGATGAAAAAGCATTATTATCAGTTTCTAATGCAAATTCTATTTATAATCTAAAATCATTTAGAGTTTCTGGTAGTCAATCATCATCTTTATCTGCAAGTCAAGGACAAATTTATCAACCAACTTTAGAAACTGACAGAAGAATAATGAGTCAATCAGTTCAAGTAAAATTAAACGGATTAGAGTTAATATCAGCAGACAATCAAATAGGGTTTACAAGTGGGTTCGACTATTTTGTTTCAAGTTCTTTAAAAGAAGTGGTGATTAGAAAGAGACAATCAGACAATTCAGGATTTACATTAAAAAATACTGATTTTGTAACAATACTATTTCAAAGTGAGATAACATAATGATACAAAGAGAAATAGATAAGAGAACCGGTTTAAAAGGAAGAACAAGACAATTCACATTTCCAGTAAGTGAATCTAAATTTTCTGGTGATAGAATACAATTTAAAGATACTGGTAGTGTAAATTTAAATTACACGGTCGATAACAAAAATGGTTTTCCAGTTGTAGATACAGATATAATTCACTTTTCGGGTGGAAATGAAAGATATTATCAACAAAGAAATCACTTCACATTTTCAGAGATAGATAGTTCAACTTCAACATATAATGAATTCTCACCAACAATAGCTGACAATTATCGTATCAGAAATGGGTCATTACGAATATTTATTAATGGTATCGAACAATTGTCTAATGTCGACCAAACAGAGTCAGCATCAGCAGATTTTTTTATTGATACAACACAAACAAAGTTTAGGGTTCATAAATTAACATTTGATAATTTTGGAATGGAACTAAAAAGTGGTTCAGTAGTAACAGAAGGTGATAGTAGTTTTTTACCACCAACAACAACAGGTGATGGAAGTGAATCTTCCATACAAATTAGTTTTCAAAGAGAGGCGTCAGTATGACATTAATTGATTTAACAACACAAGCACAAGCTCCACAATCGGGTGGTTTGTCATTACAAAGTTCAGCAGTAACAAGTTCTTTAACTGGATTATATACATTAGAGTTTGATAAAATTAATGTAGATAATATCGGAACAGGTAGTTTCAATATTGGAACAATCCATACATTAACAGCTGGTAAAGTAAAGATAGCTCACCCAACAGACCCAGTTATTATGGATGCTAATGATAATAAAGTAATACAAGTATTAACAAGTGGTGTTCCAAGTGGTAGTATAAAAATATTTGGAGATTTGATTGTTCAAGGTTCATCATCATTTAATAATGTTTCTAGATTTGCAGTAGAAGACCCTATTATAGATTTAAATTTTACTGGTTCAACAGCTTTATCATCAACAGACTCTGGATTAAGAGTTGGTAGAGTAGGTTCTACAAATGCACAATTAATATTTGACCATAGTGAAACCAGATGGGCAATAGATAATGCCGCAGGAAGTAATATAAATATTGTTGGAAGTTCAACAACAGATACATTAACTAATAAAACAATTACTGGTTTAGCAACTTCAACAATGGCATCAGCTGGTAATTTAACATTTAGTGGAGACGGAGAAGTATTAGGATTACCAACAGCTCCAAGTGAACAAGGTTCAGCAGTTTCAAAAGCGTATGTAAATGCACAATTAACAGGAAGTGTGACTTCATCTGGATTAGATTATCTAAGAAAGAATTTTGTAAAAGTAGCAACTGGTGTGACTGGTTCAGCAACCGCAAGTTTCGCAGCAGTCACAGCATCAGCACCAAGTGGTATGACATCAACATCTGAAAATGATTTTATATTCTTTATGAATGGTGGATATATGGAACATAACGCTATAGATATAGAACAGAGTGGTTCAATATTTTTATTAAAGATTAACACAAGTGATTTAGGATACAATCTTGAGAGTGATGACGAAATTATATCTCAAGGAAAGTTTGATTCATAATGGCCGATTTAAAGAGAAAGCAGTTAAAGGAGTTTTTATCAGGTTCGTTTGGAATAACTGGTTCGTTGAATGTAACGGGTTCAGTTGAGTTCGATAAAAATATAAGTGGTTCTATCACTTCTACTGGTTCATTTAGTAGACTTGTTAGTGATACTATATCAGTATCTAATACAATATTTGCAAGTGGTTCAGAAGTTCAAATACTTATAGACGCAACTGGTTCATATGCATCAGCATCAACAGCCTATCTTATGGAATCACAAACTGGTAGTTTCGCTACTGGTTCTGATGTTCAAGGTATATTGGATACTTATGTTAGACAATCAGAATCAAGTTCATATGCAAGTGGTTCGGATTTACAAATTATACTCGCAGAAAGTTCATCTTATGTGACACAAGACGAAACTGGTAGTTTCGCAAGTGGAAGTGATGTTCAAACAATTGAAGATACATACGCAAGTGGTTCAGATTTACAGATTATACTTGCAGAAAGTGCATCATATGTAGTTTCTACAAACACAGGTTCTTTCTTACAAAACGCAGATACTGCATCTTTTTCAACATTGCATGTTGAAGGTAATATTACTACATCAGGTTCAGTAACAGCACAACAATTTTATACAGAAGTAGTTTCGTCGTCAATTATTTATGAAAGTGGTTCTACACAATTTGGTGATACATTAGACGACACCCATAAAATTACAGGTTCATTTGAAATAACTGGTTCGTTATTAAGTATTGATAGTGTTGGTGGAGTAAGTAGTTCATTAACTTCAACATCTTCATTTGGTAAAGTAGAACTAGCAGACACAGACCACATAACACCTTTCGCAAGTGGAAGTGATATTCAAATTATACTCGCAGAAAGTGCATCTTATGTAACATTAGACGAAACTGGTAGTTTTGCTAGTGGTTCAGATATACAAGTAATACTTGCAGAAAGTGCATCATATTTAGTAAATTCAGATACTGGTTCATTAGGAAAACTAACATTAGTAAGTGATATTACTGGTTCAATCACTTCAACGGCTTCTTTTGGAAAAATTGAAGTTGGAGATAGTGGTATAGATTCATCAGGAGACATTACACTTGACGGAGATGGTGGAGATATCATATTCAAAGATGATGGAACTGAATTCGGTAGAATGACCTCATTATTAGGGGGTCTTACAATTAAAGCCGGCCCAAGTGCAAATGCTGGAATAATATTCGACGGAGATGGAAATCAAATATTAGGTGGTATACTACAAACATCAAAGAACATTTCTGGTTCATTAACAATGACAGCTTCTTTTGGTGATTTAAAAGTAGCCGATAATACATTTATTTTAAATAATTTGAGTGTAGGAACAGATGTTATAGGACAAAAATTACAAGTAGACGGAGATGTTGGTTTTACTGGTCAATTAGATGTGACTGGTTCAGTAAGTGGTGGTTTAGCTTCAACTGGTT